AGAAAAACATGTTACGCAAAAACGAAGAAATGATCGAATTAGGTTCTGGTGCTTTCGGTCGCAAGTTTGCTCTTGTTCATGTGTTGCCAGGCATTGTTCCTGCTGGTGCTGGCACTCGTCATCAAAAAGAGTGCTATGCAGTCTTGTCATTTGATCGTGACGGTATACGTCGCATTGCAACACAATACAAAACAGTTGATGAAGCTCGCGCACACTTTGAGCGTTATACGACTCCAATCTTCGAAATCGTTGCTTAACAATCACTAGGGGGTGACAGGATCACCCTCTTATGATTGCTATGCAATCTTAATCAAACATAGGGGGTTATTATGTATAATACATATAATGGTTGGAAAAATCGTCAAACATGGCTCGTAAACATGCATTTTGGTGACTACTTCACTGAATTAGCAGAAGAGGGACATAATGTAACTGCTGATTTTATCCGTGATACGGTTGATGAGCATTTTCAAGAGCAAGTCAAAGATTTGAGCATGTTTGTGCAAGATTTAATTGATGATGCTGGCATCGATTGGGACGAGCTTGCTGCACACTATGCAATGACGGATGAGGATCGCGGAGTGTTGGAACATGCTGCATGGTATGACACTAGCGCAGAATTGGCATAAGGAGGGGAACATGAAAGAACATTGCAAAGATATTGTGCGTCGTCAGTTTGAAGCACAAGACAATTTTATCGAGATTTTGCAGAACATTGCAGACATTTCGAAAGATCAGGCAGTAGGTGTGTTTGATTTTATGCTTCGTCATAAGATGGTCAAACTGGATACTTGGATGGGTCGTTACTCTGTCAAGCATGGTGGCATGTTAGATAAAGATTTTATCGAGCATTTAGCATTGCATGGAGCATTTTAACATGAAACACACTGAAACAATCCTGGACAGTCTCTTCGCCACGCTTGGCCTGATAGTTTGGTGCTATCTCTGCTACTGGTGCATGATCGTTTTCGGTTAATATATATAATATCAACATATAGGGGTCTATTATGAAACTAGATGATACACTTGTTCATTCTGCACAACAGTTGCACAATGCAGAATATAACTTTGGCGAAACTGGTGCTTTTTGGGCTAAAGCCGCACAATTAGCATCTATCAAAGCTAACAAAACCATATCAACATATGACATGGTGCTTTGTCACATTGCAGCACTTGAGACCAAGATCAGCAATAAAAACACTGCGTTAAGTGTTTATCCTGAGCTTGCTGCCGGATATGCAGTGCTTGCTAGCCTTGTGCCTAGCGATCCTGATCCTGCTGCACAGCGTTTAGACGAGATAGAGGCAGCGTTAACCCGTGAAATGGCTGCAAAGCTAGCACCGCCAGAGCCTTACACTGGCACAGAACAGGAAACAGAGGCCAAGACAGATGCACAGTGAAGACGTTAAAAACTGGCTGGCATTGTTTCTGTTCTATTCAAGTTTGGCAATGATCTTGGCAATCACGCTTTCCGGTTGCAGTGCCTCGCGTATGGGTCTATAACAAACAAATCAGCCTTGCTGGTGTTTTCCTCCCTGACTAGGCCACCATGATCCGCTCTGGTGGTCTTTTTTTGCCCGATTAAAATAAAAGACCATACAAGCCCCAACTGTTGCTTGCAGGTCTCGATATATTCAAAAACATATCGAGGCCGCTGGCAGGCCGTTTATTCGTCTTTGTAGGGCATCCTAATTGACCACATGGCATCCTTTGATAGCTTGGCAGGGTTTGCCATGAACCTTGCCCTAAGTGCTTCAAGCTCGGCATCGGTGACTGGTGGCTGTCCGTTTTTGCCTCTTTTCTTGTAATCTTCGCAGAATTTTATATACTTAGGGCAATTCATTGTGAGCTTTTCACCTATTTTCATCTGGTTTTGATACTCAACAAACGGATCACCACCATTGAAACCAAGGTTTAGGGCTTTTACGAAAGCCGTTGCAAACTGCTTTTCTTCCTCTGTCGCCTTGGCTGGCTCTGGAAAGCTGGTGATTTGTGGCTCGTAGGTGCTTGCACCATAATTCGAGCAAAAGTCGTGCATCTCAGCCAGCGAGGGCATGAATTTATGCTTGGCAATGATGCCTGTCTTAGGGTTAATCAGAGCCTCCAGCATGGAATCTGGGTAATCCTCAAGGCCCATTGCTACCGTTTGGACGTAGGTTTTTTCGTCAATCCCGTTGGGCCGGTAGCTTAATAGCATCAAGCCAGCCACTTTTACCGCCATTTTGTAGCTCATCGTTTTGCTCCAATAATTCGTTTACAATGCTGTGAATATGGTTTCGTCTTTGCGGCTGCGCTGGCTTCGCGTTGCGGCACCAGTTGCGCCAAGTGGCTGTCCAGTTGGCCTTGGTAGCTCTCTGTCCGGCTTGCGCCGTCCAGTAGTCCCTGAAGCGATCAGCCTCAGTGTGGGGATCAATCCCCAACTGCCGAGCAAAGTCTTGCTCTTCAATCGAAGGTTGCCAGTTTGGGTTGAGCCGAGTTGCACGAGGCCTTGCCTCTCTCTCTCTCTCTGTCTCTTTCTCTATCTCTGTCTCTATCTCTTTCTCTAGACTATCATCTTGATATCGGTCTGATATCATCGTGATATCATCTTGTATCAGCCAATGAGATAGCTGTGAGACAATTGATATTGTTTGCTTTTCTGAAAGCCTAAGTCTAAACGCTAGTTTCTTGGTGTCAGGCAAGCAACCATCGTTCTCAGACGCGATCAGCCAGATAGCAACCAGTGCTTTAGCTGCCAGCGGGTCAAGTTCATGCCACTCAAGATCGTCTAAGAGGTCTCGATAGAGTTTAATCCAAGGCGGTTTCCTGTCCTTGAAGTGCTGGAACTTGCTCCAGTCTTTGATCTTGTAAGCCATGTTACACCTGCGCGTTGAGCCTCTCGACAGCTTCTTGTTCAGCTCGCGCAAATTGGTCGTCTTGCTGCAATTTAATAAAATGCAAACCTGCTTTCATCAAAAGTCTAATAGCCTCAACATCAGATTTGATCCGATTGTCGAAACGGAAATCCTCGATTTCAGTCCATAGTGTCTCAGGAAAAAGCATAGACTTTCTAACAAGTTGGTCGGACATTCTAGTCTCCATGTTTAAGTTAAGGGACTTATTTTTTAGCACAATTAAAATATTTTAGCAACTTGGTTGACAGGGCTAATAACTTAATATAATAAGATAGTCCTAGAGGGTCGCACTATGAAAAAAGATATTGAGCAAAACCTACAGCATTTGAGCAACATGCACACTGTGCTGGAACAGGCCAAGCACGGGCTTTATGCGTTACACCCGCATTTGCTGCCTCGTGAGGTGGTTGGGGTTTTTGCTGATACTTTACATGGTTTGCACCTTCTACAAGTTGATATTCAATCAGCCGCCTTCGATGTGAAGAACGGCAAAGCAGTAGGAGAGGCATAACATGGCAAGTGGTGGTCATATTATCGGGGAAGGATTTGCCCCAGAAGACAGACAAAGCGCATGGTGGGCAACTGACAGCCGTCGAGCTGTATCAGGGCAACTGCTGGACGTTTTGCTTGAGAAGCGTGGCGAGAAAGAACGAGCTGATCTGTCAGGCATAGAGGCTGTGCAGATGGGCATCTATCTTGAAGGTGCTATCGGTCGTTTGTGGGAAGAGCAGACAGGCATCAGCGTCAGAGACTTGGACATTGCTGGTCAGCACTCAACAGAGCCGTGGTTGCGAGCGCATGGTGATTTCTGGACAGGTGACAAGGGTTTGCTGGAGGTTAAGAATTTTGGCGATCACCAGTTTAAAAAATACCCAGACATGGACGATCACTGGACGAAACTGCCTGAGCAGGACATCGTGCAGTGCATCCATGAGGCTACTGTCTTTGACGTAGACCACATTTACTTTGCGGTCTTGTTTGGTGGTCAGCGGTTCCGTTGGTGGCGCATAGACGTTACGCCTGAGATGAAGTCAGACTTTATCCAACGTGCTGCTGGCTGGTGGGGTATGCACAAGACAGGTCAACTGCCAAGCCCAGAGACTGTCGAGCAAGCCCAGAGCATCTACCGCAAAGACGATGGCACGAGCATCATGGCTACCAAGGTGATCGAGGAATACTGCGAAGCCTTGAAGGACATTAAGGTCAGGATCAAAGAGCTTGAGAACAAGGAAGAGATTGCTCAGGCTCGATTGATGTCTTTCATGGGTGACAAGGCAGAGCTGGTCAACGTGGCTGGTGATATTCTGGTCACATGGAAGACGGCTAAGGCATCTAAACGGTTTAACGCCAAGCGCTTTGAGCAGGAAAATTCTAAACTTTACGAGCAGTATAAAGATGAAACAGCAGGATCACGGAGGTTTTTGGTAAAATGATGAAAACAGAGGTTCGGTTATTTAACGACAAAACAAACTCAATGCTGACATTTTGCGACAATGGTGACAACACCATTACAGCGATTGTCACAAACAACTACCAGTCGTCAGCAGCTACATTCCCTTTGAAAGACATTATGGATTTTGTTTCAAAGGTTTACGACATTGAGTTAACAAAAGAGGAAGACGAAGATGACGAATCTAGTGCCAGTTAATGACATGAAGTCTATGGCGCAAGC